AGTGCGGTGCTCTGGAATTAGCACATCATTGGCTAGCTCGATAACATCACGGCGTTTCATCACCATACGCGGCCACCTCCCTTTTTCGCTTTCGCCAACACCAATCGGCGCACCATCCGGGCGCCACACATAGCGATAGCAAGGTCAACTTTCTTTTTCGATTCACGAGACTCTTTAGCGATCGACACGAACCCTTGAACCGGATACCGGCGAGCATTCAACACGTGCTTCCGTAACCGTGCGTCACCATCCCAGGTGAACAACCCGGACTTGATCTCTTCCAGAGTGAATGCCACACCTTCAGCAAACCGGCGAGCATTATCCCGAGCCGACATGTCAAACATGACCGCCGAAGAATCCCGGCCAGACTTATTACCGGACGCCCACACTTTGACCTGCCGACGAAACAACATGTCCCACTCAGCAAACAACGGGTCCCAGAAGCGGTCCATCGTCTCATCATCTAAAGCGTGCGCCGGGTCACCAAAGAACCCTACAACCCGGTACTGATCTTTGAGCTCACGAACACGCTGATCCACCGCATACCGAGGGACAACCCAATCGTCACCACGCTTACCCGGTGGACGCTGCCACATACCAAGTGTGACCACGTGACCATCAGACATACGACAACCAACCAACGCGGTCGCGTCATCAGTTTTCGCAGCATCCAAAAACATTACGATCTCTTCACCCGGCTCAAGCTCCTTGTCCTCATCTTTGAGTGGGTCAAACTCGCGAGGCTCAGTCCACGCATCCTCAGCCGCAACGATCTGGTTGTACCACTTCCGCCGCGACTCAGACGGACTATTCGCAGGGTTCAAAATCGACTTCTTAATACGACCCCTGGCATCCAACCACACCGAGTCACCACGAACAGCCTCAACAACATCCGGTGCCGCATCCGCAGTCAACGGGGCCTCAGGTGGGGCTTCCAAAGAGTCATACATCAAACCGAAGTCAGCCATCTTCGCTGACTCGCCCTGAGTATCTTCCCAACCCTCCCGCTGCCGCTGACCAACAGAATCCTCACCAGGACGATACGCGTTACAAATATCCAAAATACGAGCAGGAGTCCCAGACTCAGCTTTCGCCGCGTTACCTTCCATCGCCCCGGCCATCTCATGGCCACCATTCGAGCTATTCCAGTTCTGCGTCTCAGCACGAATAATCAGCTTCGGACGACCACCCTCAATAGCCAACGGGGATGACGTAACCGCTTCAATCTGCGCAGCATCACCGCGAGCCCACACATTCTGGCGCCCAATCTGCACACCAAACCTGCGACGCGTCTCAGCAGGAATCAGACCAGGAAAGATCTTCATCGTGTTCTTTGTTTGATCTAAAGACACCGCAGCAATCTGCACCCAAGCATCCGTTACCATCCGACCAACCGGCTGATCATCCTTGCCGAAGTGATCGAACTCTAACGGACCAAACAAGACTGATGACGACAACACCGCAGCAAACGGGTCTTTACCCCAACCCTTGAGCCGCTGCAACACCGCCGAGTGATACACGAAGTCACCATGCTCATCGACCGCGTACAGCCACAGCAAGAATCGGGCCTGCTCCATGGTGTACTTCCACGGCTTGCCCTTATGCGTCAGATACTGGCCAGCAAACGCTAGAGCTTCCCAGCCAAGGGACAGTTCAGGTAACACCCAATTGGTGCCGTCATGCAACCACGTCGGACCAATCCTGACAGGCTCAAACTTCTGCCCAATCGGCGGCAACGTGTCACTCAGAGCCTGGCGATACCACGCCTTGATCTCATCAGCTTCATCAGTACGGTTCTGGATATATGCAGGCGCGGCGTTACGCACCACAGCCATACACTAACCACTCTTGCCATACGCCGAAGCCCAACGAGACTGCGCCGCTTCGCGTTGCTGATTAGCTTCCATGCCAGCGTCATCATCCGGTAGCTTCAACGCCGCCCACAGGCTACGTTTCGTAGCACGATGCTGACGCAACTCAGTAACCATCGGGTTGACCACATCCTGACCCTGCGACCCCTTGAGCATCAACGGGGCGCCCTTCAACTCTTTTTCCAAGACGTTGATAAGGTCGATCTCACGACAAATATCCTCAAGAATATCCAGCTCATCAGTCCGCAGCTGATACTTGTTGATCACTGCTTCCCAGGTTCGCTTGCCATGAGTTTTCAACCCCATAGGGGTTTTGATGTGTTCAGCCATTATGCCCTCCAGGGACGCTCACGCGCCCACCAGGGGCGCTACTCTACAGAAACTCGATCACCTTTGCGGACGTTACAATCCAGGTGCGCTAAACTTACGTTTTCCCACACGTGATGACCGCCTTTAGACAACGGGATGACATGGTCCAGGCTCGGGCTCTTCGGGTCAGGCCACTTCACCTTCTGATCAACCGGCTCAAAGCAAATCTGGCAAACCCAACCATCACGCTCATAAACATCCAAAGGCCGAATATCATCAGCCGGCAACTTACGCTTCAACGCACGACGCTTATGGTAGTTAGCTTTTCGACGCTCGTTCCAAGGCTCAGGAATCACAACACGCAAATGTTTCTTGAAATACTTCTGAGCACAATCATTAGAACAAGACCGCTGCTTCATTCTCGACGCTTCGAACTCAATACCGCATACAGGACACCGAAGAGTCGGCATTACAGGGCTTTGCTTGTCCCTGCATCCTTCGCACCTCTTATTACGCGGACCTAGATGACCTATCGGCATACCGCAACGAATGCACGTTCGAATTCCGTAATCCTCAAACATGTAAGCGCAATCCATGCAAACCAGGCCAGGTGATTCATGCAAGAAATACTGTTGGCTACAAATGAGACAAATCTTGGCTAGTTCTATTGAACCGGGACGTGCAATAATAGACATGTCGAATCCTCCTACGATTCGGCCATAGTCCCGGAGTGTTAGCGCACTCGCGGGACTCTTTTATTTTGTTTTTCTTACTGAAAGACATTCCCCGTCATCGTCATATAGCGACCAGTTGAGTACCACTCAACTTTCAGCCCATCGCCACGCTTATAAACAGGGTGCCCCATAGGTGAAGGCTCACGCACCCAAGCATGAAGCCCATTTCCAGACGGAGAAACCTCAACATAGAACGGGTCAACCTCATCCAGAAGTTTCTTAGCACGAGGATCAAGCACGCCATCTTGCAGAACCCCGTCTAAATCGATGCACGATATACCGTCACCATTCAGGACAAAACCCAGACCATTGCCGACGCTTGAATTTTTAGCAGTCGAATAAGCGCGCCACGTAGATTCATCAGTAGTCGACGCATTCTTATCGGACGGCATCAGCGGAACTTTCGTCATCTTGTCACCACGGCGAACACTCCGCCAACGCACCCAACGAGGACGACTCGTCAAAACTCGGGGGAACTTCGGAGACTTGCGCCGAAAATACGTCCCACACTTCTGGGAACAGAATTTCGCGTCTTTTCGTAGCAAATTTAGCGGATTTCCGCAGTATTTACACTGATTCGAGGTCATACCTCAAGTATAGCAGTTGTACGCGATAAATGCTGAAATCATGCGGAAGTGTCAACAATCAGCAAAAACCAAGGGTTAACTAAACACAAAAAGACCGACACAAACTAAGGGGAAAACATGGAGATGGCGGACGCATCACGACGATTGCTATCCAGCGGTTATAGGAAACAAGGCGAGGGGGTCACCCCCACCCGCATGACTCACAGTTGTTTCAAAATGTCAAGCCGGATCAGGAAGTTTTTCAGAATCGGTTTTCGGTTCCGGTTTCGGTTTGGCCTTGGACTTTGGCTCTGGCTTGACGTGTTCTGCAAGTCCTCGTTCGACAAGTCTATCAGCAACATCTTTGCCGCTGACTTTGATCTCGTCGCCTGCCTTGCGTCCACCTATGGCCTTGGTGAGCTTGAGTTGTGTCATGAGTCTAGCCTTCCTGGATGTTCTTCTTCTGGTCTGCGTCGCAGCTTGGCGTTGAGTTTGTTTCGTGCTGCTGTTTCTTCTGCTGTCTTGGCTTGGTGACAGTGCTCGTTGAGTAGTTGGAGGTTGTGATCACTGTGGTCATCGCCTTGGATGATGTGGTCTACCTCTGTGCCGATACCGTCGCACCGGGGGTCATGTACGGGGGCTTGGCACCGGTGGTTGGCCCGGGCCTTGATGCGGGAGGTTATGTTGGGCCAGTCTTTGGGGAGTCTGTGCCTGCGGTCTGAGGTGTGCCATGCCATGACTGTTACCCTCCCTGCCTGGTGTTGGTGTGGTGGGGTCAACGCTCGGGGCTGTTGACCGGGATGTTTGCTGCCGGAGCTGAGGGCGGCCTGCCATTGTGCTGGGGGTTGTTGCCCGGCCAGGTGAACCAGGACTAATGCCTGGCCGGGTGTACTCACAACCACAGATGAGGATCCACACAAAACAAAAGCGACCAACCCGTGCCGGGTGATCGCTTAGAAGTAGAGACAATCCTGCCTCGTCTTTTAGTGTATTAACTTTTTGCTGGGTGTGCAACTGTCATGCTCTGATGAGTCGTCGGCGGCGGTCTTTCATTCGGTGGTGGACTTTGAGCACGTCACCTGGGTAGTAGAGCTTGCGGCCTTTGCCGATGCTGCTCACGTGGTCTAGGACGTAGGGGATGTGTCCGAGTTGGATCCAGTTCTCCATGTCTTTTGCTGTGATGTTGACTCGTGCGTGTTGTTTGAGGAAGCGGCGGGCTTCGGCTGCGGGCATGAGTTCGCCGCGTGCTTTGCGTTCGGTCTCTTGTAGTAGGAGGCTGACGTAGTAGGGCTCATGGCATTGTGAGCAGTGGGCGATGGTTTGGTCGTAGTCGGCTTTGATTTTGCCTCCGCATTCGTGGTGGTTGCCGTCGTTGAATTCGATGGTTTGCCAGCAGGTTCCGAGGATTCTGATGTCGCGGGGTTTGTCGATGGTGCGTCTTATCCGGGTGGTTTTGTTGTGGAGTTCGTCGAGCATGTCACCGGCGAAGTCGTGTTTGCGGATTTCGTTGACGGATTGACGTAGATATTTTTGTGGGTCGGCGTCTTGTGGTGGGGTGGTACGGCTGTCGTAGTCGCGGAGCATATTGGTCCAGCTTGCTAGTAGTTCGCTGAGTTCGCTGTGGAGTTCTAGTGCTGTGAGGCGTGCTGGTGCTGATGGGTGGTATCCTGGGCTGCCGAGGGTTTGTCCGTTGTTGTCGAGTTTGGCCATGGTGTCTGCTAGGTCTTCGAGGAGTTCGGGGATGTCGTTAATGGTTTCGTGGAGGTTGTCGGTGCAGGTTTCGCAGAGGTGGATGCCGTCGGTGGTTGGTCGGGTGCATGCGGTGCAGGTCAATGCTGTTGCTCCTTTGTGGTTTAAAGACGAAAGCTCTCAGGATCGCGTCTGAGAGCTTGGGGTTTCGGTTGTGGGTGTTTGTTCAGGCGGCTCGTTAGAACCCGCTGTGGTGTTCTCGTAGTTTGCTGTAGTGGCCTGCGAAGTCGAGCCGTAGTCCTCCTGGTGCGCCGTGTCTGTTTTTGGCGACGATCATTTGGAGTTCGTGGGCTTTGCCTTCGTCTACGATGTCGCGGTGTAGCAGGAGCACGACGTCGCTGTCTTGCTCGATTGATCCTGATTCTCGGAGGTCGGAGAGTTTGGGCATTCCGTTGTTGCGTCCTTCGAGTTCACGGTTCAGTTGGGAGAGCATGACGACGGGGACGTTGAGTTCCATCGCCAGCAACTTCAAATTTCGGGACATGTCGGACACGAACTCTTGCCGTGATCGTTTGTCGTGGGGTGCTTGTCCCATGAGTTGCAGGTAGTCCACGACGACACCGGCTATTGGGTCGCGTCGGTCTACGTTGCGTGCAAACCGGCGTATCTCAGCGATGGTGACTTGTGGGGACTTATTCACTGCGAAGGGCCTACGAAACTCGTTGCGCCATTCCGCGATCTTCCGGCAATCAGCATCAGTGAGTTCGGAGGGTGACATGAGCCGGTTCATTGGGACCTCTTTCTGATTGGCAAGGATGCGCTTGTTCACATCATCTTGAGACATTTCCAGGCTGAACATTGCTACGCCACCGTGTTGTGCCATCACCAGGCCAAGTTCGATGCCCAACACGGATTTGCCGACACCAGGGCGTGCTCCGACCGTGTACACCGCACCGGGCCGTAATCCACCGATAATGCGGTTCAGGGACGGCCATGGGGTTTCAATGTAGGAGTCGCCTTGGGTGAAGGTCTCAATGGTGTCGTCCATCGTTTCCCACACGTACTCAACCGGAGACGTGGTGTTCACCTTCGCGCTGGTGTCGAGTTTCTTCCGGGCCTCGTCAATGATCGCGTCAATGCTGCCAGGCTGGTTGGCTAGGTCAGCTATCGCACGGCCAACTGCTGAGAGTCTGCGACGTGCTGCATGTTCGGTGACGATGTTGGCGTAGTAGTTCGCGGAGGCTGCGGATGGTGCCGCGTCTAATGACTTGTAGACCAGGCTGGCGTCTACGGGCATGTCACTGTTGCCCAGCGCATGAGTCACTGTCACCGGGTCTAGGGGTTTGCCGTCTTGGACCATGTTTTGCATGACTCGCCAGGTTTGCTCCATGACGGGGTGACGAAAGTCGGTGGGGTCAAAGTCAATCTCGGTTAGGACTCTGCCTGAGCTTTTGAGTGTTGCTCCGATGAGTCCTAGTTCTGCCCGGTCCAGTTCATCAGTTTGTTCCATGAGTCATCTCCTGAGTTCTTGGGTTTAGGTTGTGCTTTTGTTAGCCACATCCTGAATGCGGCGTTCCAGTCACGTTGTCTTC